GAGAATACCCAGTGGAAAGTGTAACTATCGCCCCTGCCAAGTAGTTACCACCAGAAAGGTTTAGGGTTGAGTAGCCCACTGCGATAAAAGTAGCAGTCTTGACATTTTTTGGTGTCTGTGGTCGAACATGCCCCAAACGGATTCTACTGCCCACCCACGACGAGTCAAAGATACTTTCGGAAGAAGTGACAGTGACAGTGCCAGAAAGGGCAGAAACGGAAAGCTGAGTGCCAAGGGGGGCATCCTCAAGAGTTTGCCAGATGCGTTCTTGCCAATTAAAAGGAACAACTTGCCAAGCAGATAAATTCCCTGCTGCGCTATCATACCGCACTAAATGTGGTTCAACGTCTGGGTGTGTCACAACAACGGTATCACCCCGTTGAGCAAAATGTAGTCCAAATACTTGATCAGAACTCCATGGGGTTACAAAGGTATAAGGATTATCACCAACATCAAGTAAGCACCCCCCTTGATGGAATACCCGCATATTATAGTCACCGAACTCCAAAACGAAATTATCATTGATGAAGTTAAACCCTTGAAGTCTTGAAAGTTTATCTTGGTCAATGGTGGGGTAAGAGTGCAAAAATCCAGCACGTCTTGTCATACCTCCCGCGCGCAGAATACGGACGTTTTCAGCAGTCTCACAACCCATCTGAACTTTCTGTAGGTCGATGCGCCCAAAAAGTTCATCAGATAATTCCCCTGAGTTGAGTGAGATTTTAGTAGTTTCCATATAGGTGTTTTGTGTTAGTCCTCAAAATAATTTGGGTTTCTGCTAGACTGGTATCTAGCTAGCAAGGTGGGACTGCCCCCACGTTGATCATGGTAGTTTTCCCCTGATTGATCTTGCACTGCATCGTAAAATTGAGCGTTCGGAAGTGCAACACGTTCATAGATTTCAAGGAAGTTATTCCCCATGCGAGAGTTGTCAGCTATTGCCCCACACAAGTAGTGAGCAAGCAAGCGACTTACTGCCGCAGTAAAATGAGGTGTCCACGTTGTAGGGTCTTCACTTTTGGAAATGTAGTATAGTCCAAGGTATAATTCGTTAGACCATACATCACGCCCGATAATAGCAAACCCATCTACCTTAGTTGAACCATAGACCGCAGTAGGGGTGGGGTCTTCTATTGTCACACTGGGGATTTCACCAAGGATTAAATCTAAGACGCGCAAGCAATCTACAGGCAATGCATGAATATATTGAAAGTTACCAAATGGGGTTTCATTGACACGTCTAGCTAACGGGGTGGCACGTTTGGCGAATGTCCATCGGTGTGCGGCAAGAACCTCATTTTTAGCTTGCTCATAGAACAAAGCACAATAGCTAGCTAGCGGGTCATTCATTTGTGCTTCTTCATCCAAACGGGTGATTCTACGATCTCCGATGTGGGACAAAGCTAAATTACATACATCTACTGGACTCATGTGGATATTAAATAATAAAGGGTTGGGATAGGCAAGCCAAATCCCAACCCTTTACGGTTATTTTTTAGGGTGTAGGAATTACTCAGCTACAGTGTAGGCGATATTGAAATACAACACTACCGCAGCAGTCATAGCAGCACCAGCGAGGGTAGCTACAAGTGAACGACGTGTGGTGTTTACATAAAACCCTACATTGCTAGCAGTGAGGTGCTTAATTCCCGCAGTAGATACCGCAACGGCAGAGCTAATAGCAGAAGTTTCACCAGTGAACCCGATTGCAAGTGTAGTTGATGCTCCCGCTGTTGCGCCCACGATGGACGAAAGGGCAGGGATAATTGTAGCACCAGCAGGGACTTTTACGATTTCAAAAGTATCAGCAATAGCAGTTCCAGCGGGAACAGTTAGCTTACCTTGAAGAAAACGGATGCCACCCGAAATAAGGGCAGCATCAGCAATAAGACTACCAGCTTTAGCAGCAGCAGTTTCTTGAGCGGTTAGAGTATCAGATTTGAAGTTAGCCATATAATTAGTAAGTTAAAATTTTAATTGGTTGGTTGTGTGCCAAATGGGGGAGGTAATTAAACCTTAGCTACCTCCCCCAAATTAACACGTATGGAGATTATACAGATTCGTCAGCTTTGATAATGACTACACCTTTTTCTTCTTCACGGGTTGCACCCCCAGTGAATTTGAAGCGGATGCGATCACCACCAGTGTCACGGTCTTTCCAAACATCCGTCTCAGCTTTTGCCCAGTCACCGTAGGTAACTTTGGACTTGAGCCACATCGGGATGTCCTGAATGTTGCCAGTCTTACGGCTAGCTAACCCAGTGGTAACCATCAGCTTAACGCCAAAGAAGGATTCCAAAACACCAGTGTCGAAAGGCTTGCCACCAGCGAACGAACGGAAGTCCGAACTTGTGATGACCGACTCTTTCCAGAGGTTGAGAAGCGACTTTGGAGAAGCAGCAAGGCAAAGCATGTCAGCACCCTCAAGCACTGAATCTTGACCCCATGCATCATTGTCCATGAAAATGCGTACTGCTTCCATGATTTTTGCCGAGGTTAGACCAGTGTTTGAACCAGTGAAGTTTACAGCTACCGTTTGGCTTGCACCAAGGGAAACCGTGGTCATAGCTTCCTCCGCGCCGTTACCAACAGTGGCAGTGTCAAGCATACCTGCAAACATGATTTCTTCCATTTTGCGCTCACCCGCTTGCATTAAACGCATTGCGGCTTGCGGCATAGGAACACCAATTTTGTCAAGTTTCCAACCGTCATCTTCGTCAAACTTCACTTTCTTATTGAAAGAACGTGGAAAGAGGAAGCGTCGAGCAGAATCAAGCTCAACGGCAGGGGAGTTTTCGTGACGTGCAGTTTTTTCCTCAAGATTGAGGATACCAATTTGTTCAATAGTTGCATAACGTCCAGCGCAATCAGGCTTGAAGGTTACATAATTTTTGATGACGTTGTGTTTTTTGGAAAGCAGAGCTTTCCACTGTTCACCGTATGAGATACGGGCATGTTCATGTGGAGACATATTATTTGTGATAAGTTGGAGTTAAGATAAACGATTTGTTAGATAATTTTCTTTTTCCGATTTGTCTTGTCACCCATGGTGGGTTCTCACAAGTGAGATTATCCACATGAACCAAAAAGATTCGTTAGAGAAAAATTTATTTAGTGTGCAGAACACACCGAACGGGGGAATAAAATCAGCTATCTAGCTAGATGTCAACAAAAATAATTAACCCCCACCAAAAATTATTTCGGTGGGGGTATTATCCGTGCTGTTGGAAAACCCAGACAAACAACAGCAAGAGTGTTTAGTTACTGCGCTGACTCTAAAATGAGACGGTTGTATTGGTCTTGCGCGGCTTTATGATTTGCATGGGAGTTATCATAAAATGCAGCATTGTGGGGATTCTGAGGGTTGTTCAGAATGTCCTGTGCCTGACTGAGTTTGCTTTCCGCAGATGCCCCTGCTGCCCCCAAACCGATAGCTTTCATAGTTGAGGGTTCAATCTTCTGATGAAGTTTAGCTAGGGAAGTGACCAAGTTGACGTTCTGAATTAAGTCTTCAGCCGAAAGGTTCAAACCCAACATGTCATGCGCGGCTTTTGCATTAGCTATGGTAGTATCATAGTTTTGCGCGCCAACGATCTGTGAGATTTTTCCCTTAGCTTCCTCAACTGCTGCAAAGCGCATATCAGCAAATGTCTTTACTTCATTTGCCGCTTGCTCAATTTGAAAAGCAATGAACTTGTTAGTGATCTCTGGTGAGATTTTATTCTCTAACGCATACTTAGCTACTTGAGCAACAAGGTTATCAGGGACAACAACACCTTCTGGTAGGGCATCTGGTAGTTTGATTGCTGCTTTGTATGCTGCTTCATCCGCTGGTAGTGTGGCAACCCCCGCTTCTTGTAGCTTTTTAGCTAGGTCAGCACGTTCTTGGTTGAGACGTGTAATAGTAGCAGTTCCCTCCTTCACCGACTTGAAGACATCAGGGAGGTTTGTGAAGTTCAGACCCTTAGCATGTTCGCCCAAGTGGTCTTGATACCCTTGAGCAAAAGTCAAATCTGCGTTCACATACTGAGAGAAAGGAATTTCATTTCCCCCCGCCGCTGGTGCTGGTGCTGCCGCGCCCCCTGCTGGGGGTGTTACCGCTGGTGCTGGTGCTGCCGCGCCCCCTGCTGGGGGTTCAACAATAGCTTGATTAAATAACATCTGGTTTCGTTTCATATACTATAATTGTAGTAGTTTGTTGTTGGTTAGTTTAGCTCAAGTCAACACCACGATTTTTGTAGCGTTTGACAAAGATTTCTTTGGGCATATTTTGTCTTGCCCATTCGATAAAAGCAGGGGTCAGGTCACCCAAGTTGGGGTCTTGCAGTGGTGCTTTAGAGAGATCAATTTTATCAGAGAACCGTTCGGGTTCTTTCTCCCGTGACGGAGTTTTGTTTTGTTTGGCGATAGTGTCACGCAATGTAGCAATCTCCATTTGGAGGGATTTAATTAAGTTCTTTAGCTGGGCTACTGACAACTCTGGTGGGGGCGCATCATCAGTCTTCTCAACTGGGGGCGCATCATCAGTCTTCTCAACTGGGGGCGCATCATCAGTCTTATCCTCTGGCACATTGTCTAAATTTTTAACCACGCGAGTCACATGGTTTTGATATTTTTTGTAGTCATCCTTTACCCAAGTGAGACTTTCCTCCACTGGGTCATAGGTAGCTACATGATCTTCACCACGGGAAATTTCAAACTTCCCACCGACATTTTTTGCTGCGTAATTACTCATATTATTCTCTGGATTAAAAAATTGTTAGATAGCTAAAAGCCAATCAATGATTTCTTTTTGTGCATCTCGACGTGCTGCCATTATACAGCAGTTCGCATGGGGAAAGTTAGCTAATTCCTCTACACGGAAAGATGGTTTGTTGTAGTCCCAAGTCTCCTTGAGAACCTCAACTGCATCATGGCGAATCTCTACAACGGTTGAAAATAATCTGCGAACCCGTTCACGTTTTGCGCGTTGGTTCTGTCTTTCTTTTTCCTCTGGTGTTAGGTTGTCATCACTCATAATGCTGTCTGGTTACATTTGTGGTTGTTGAGACATTGCTTGCTCTGTCATCTTGCTTTGAATAGCTGGGCTAAACTTTGCTGCGGTTTCTGCCATCTGGGTAGCTTGTTGTTGCTGCATCGCTTGTTGCTGCGCTTCAATCCGTTTGGTTATGATCTCAGCTACATCTTGCTCCGAACGCATGAATGGTGCTTTGAATCCAAATGCGCGGCACAACTCTCTGGCATGAACCGCAAGATCAAATTCATCAAGGATGTCAGGGTTGTATTGTGCAATCTTCTCAAGGCGGGTGAGGAACATATCACTGTTCTCCACTGCTTTGCGCTGTAGCACACGGGAAAGATTTGTTTGGAAAGTAACTTCTGGGTCAGGGATGTCCCACCCGTCCGAAGATGCTTTAGCTAGCTGGGGCGGAATGGGGGGAAATACCCCTGCGCGGAGACAGATACCAAAAAGCCTACGTGCCAAAATGGGTTTCATGTCAGATTCAAACCGTGCGTTGACACCTACGAAAAGCATCTCTGATTGATCACGGATGGCGCGAACTTCTTCTGCCGTCATCTCCTTCTCAACCCTAGCTAG